TCATCTTTTAAATAAATACAAATGAGCCACTCATCTTCAGTTGTATCATCCCATTTAATATATATAGCTGACTCTTCTATCCTTTTATCTATACACCTCATTATAGGAAGATGTTTGCTTAAATATCTTTTTGAAATCATAAAACAAAGTGAATGGGAAGCTCTATAGAAAGATTCAAGTGCATACTCTACCTTTTCTCGCTCTTCGTTATAAACTCTCTCTTTCTCTAATAATATTTCTTTAGTATCACTATCTTTTACTTCAACACCTAATGCTTGTTCAAAATGTGGTTTATATGTATCCCATATAAAATCTACTGTTTCATGCACCTTTGGATGATGTTCAAATATGTTTTTGTCCAGTCCCCATTCTTGGTCTTCTTTGTCCCAATAAGGTTCGTTACCATCTTCTTTTTGTTTGTATGCTCTTGAAGCTGCATTTGTAAATGCTTCTTGACTTTGAGATACATTCATATACCATGAATTTCGTTCTATTGTTCCAGTTATAAGTGGAGAGAATCCACCCTCTTTTCTAATTTTTTCAATAAGTTCTGGGTCACCAGTTTTATCCATACTAATATGTGGTGGATTACCACCATATGCAAGAAATCCTTTTACCCATGAACCATAATTAGTAAAATTAGTCCAAGCTAAAGTTACCTCTGCATTTGTAACTACATCATCAATTAAAAATATTTCTTCATTCATTGTATCAATATTTTTAATCATTATCAAACTCCAAGAAATAAGTTATTGCAATTCTATCAAACTCAGCTTCCCATGATACACCAGTGACTTTATGTGGTATATCACTTTTAAATAAACATGCAGTATTACCTTTTGGTGAAACTGCACCTCTTCCATGTGTAATATCATCATTAAAAAATATTGTTTCCCCACCCCATTTTCTTAAATCATATGCATCTGGATTAAGATAAACTATTAGACTATAGTCAAAAGGGTCTGCATGTGTCCAACATGAATCACCATATGCATTTCTATTAATATATGCATTAGTAAAATCTTTCTTAAATGGTCTACCTACAACTTCATTGCAGTATGGAAGATATGTATCATATATCTCTTGAGTTATTCTTTTAACTTCTGGATGTAAATTGTAAATGTTTGCATTTATCTGAGTAGTATCATCAACATACAGTGTTTGAAATTCTTCTGGATTTTTGTCAATAAGTTCTTGAGTAACTTCATAGTTTCCAATCTTAAAAGGTTTAATTACTTTGTCTGTATCTATTGATACATTATCAGCAGTTAATCCTTTAATTCCATCTTTTTCATCTTTGTCATAGTATTGACAATTTTCAATTTTAGATGCATTCATAAACCATGTTGTTCTTTCTTTAGTTCCAGTTACCATAGTTGAGTCTAATTCTGGTTGCATGGTTTCTGGATTGACCTTTATTGCAGTATCAGTATGTGTATCCATTGCAGCTATTGGTGGATTTTGATTGTAGAACATTTGGTTTTTATTCCACTTACCCCACAAAACCATGCAATAATACCATCCAGCTGTATCTGCATTAGATACAACATCATTGATAACGAATATATCGTTACCCATACTATCTGCGTTCTGTACTCTCATTTAACTCTTGTATTCTCTTGTATGCATTATGTAGTTGTTCTTCTAAATCTCTGATATTAGCTCTTAAGACTTTGTTTTCTATTCTCAAGTCTCTCTTTTCTTCGTCTTGCATTTGCCCTCTTCCTTAGTTGTGCTTGAACGATAATTCTTTCTTTCTCATTGAGACATGAGGTATCTTTAGGCCCCCATGTTGTACCAATACGAGTCAGTTTATCACATGCAGTCAACATATGATTCCATACATCATCCTCTGCACTACCTTGTCTATCTTTTTCGAATATTTTCCTACTGAATTGTAGGGATGTGGTTTTGTTTTTTTCTGCATACTTAGAGATTTCTCGACCTAGTTCTGCATAAAACAATTCTTTTGGTGTAATATCGTAATTACTAAACTTGTTCATAATATAGTCCTATCATAGTATAAAATGGTTTTTAGTATACCAAAAAGTGTACCTGTCAATCAAGTTTTATCTGGAAATAGAGGTATGACATTATTGTCATTCTTTTTGGTTTCTTTTTCTTTAGTGTGTTCATCCACCTGTTTTTGTAATTCTGGTGGAGTAGAATATCCTAAATCTGTTAAGTAATCTTTTAAAATAAATGGGTCTAGTAAATCTGTACTCCATTCTTGTTCTTGTATGATATCATGACCATCTTCATGAATAAGATTTTGTCTACTTCTGAGATAAGTATCACATATCATTGATAAGTGTGTAGTAGCTTTATAAAGAGATAACCATTCGTCATTTAATTGAATTGGGTCATCACTGTCATCTGCAAATGCAATGTTCATTTTCTTAAACCATCCATTTTCATTTGTGATGACAAGTGCAATGTCCCCCTTTTGGAGTTTTAGAATGTGTTCTTTGGTCATTTATTAAACAGTATCGTTACCGAATTCTACTTGTATGTCATCTGCAATAACCTGTGTACCATCATTAAATCCAGTTTCATCTGGAAAATGTTGTGTAAAATCTATTGCACCTTGTAGTTCCTCTGTGGATGAAAGTAATGGATGTCCAGTTGGTAGTCCAAAAACACCACTGTCGATATCTTGTAAAGTAGTATCTACTCTTGCACCACCTACAAAGTTATAACACTCTTTCATCACTCTTGCTTGACCTAGTACTTTTGGTGAATGTGTTACCCAAACATTGTTTTGTTTTGTACTTCTTCCATATCCATTTGCAATTAACCATGCATCAACTTCACTTGTAATAGAAGTATTATCATTCTTTTCCCATTGCATTTTGTATTTCATACCACCACCAGATACAAGAAAATCATTTGCACATGTTAATTTAGTTACATAGGTTTCACCCGCACCCTCTTCTTGAAGATGTGGACTAGACTCATCTGGTGAAACAGTTGAACTATCAGAAATCTTTTTAGAATCATAGTCTGAAACTGATAAGGAAATCTCTGGTAGTGTTCTTCTTCCAACTGTTTCTATTGGATTGTATTCGTTACACATTGCCTTTTTATAATCAGATGCATATCTCCAATAAACACAATGTTTAACAGAAGTAAATGCATCGTCTTTAGTAACCTCTGTATCACCTATCCAAAAAGACGCAGGTTCTTTATAAGAATCGAGACCAGCATTTCCATGCCACATACCAGCACCATAATTTGCAGTGTCATTTGCATCTTCACCACTAACCATTGGAATCATTCCCATTGGATTACCATCTGGATTTTGTGAACCTGTTGTGTTTAAATTTTCTGGTAAATCTTCTACATTATGATAATTTCTATTAGGGTCAACAAGAAATTTACCATTGTATGCACTATTATCTTTAAGTTTACCATCACGAACTATTTGACCTTCATGAAATGTTCTCCACATTGATTGAAAATCTTTATCTGAACATGGATTTAAATGCCCTTCATTTGCTTGAAATGTACAAGAACTCTTTAACTCATATGAATTGTCTTCTACCCATGAAGGTATAGTTTGTCCTATTGCATCTGTAGCCATAATCTATCCCCTTGTTACTTTTTTAACTCTTTCGATTTGTTGGTTGATAATTGCCTTTCTATTAGGCCAGTAAATATATTCTTTGTCCTCATTTTCCATGAGTTTATGCAAAAGTGGTAAGATAAGTTCTTCTGCATCTGCAAGTTGTGATTTCAATTTTGATACTGCAACATCTGTAGAACTTCCTACATTTGTTTTTGCCTCATCTAACTCATCTAGTGCATTAGATACAAGTTTGTTGAGAACATCAACCTTTGCATCCAAACTTTCTATTTGTTCTGAGTTGACTGCTCCTTTAGATGACTCTGCAACTTTCTTAAGGTCTTCTGCAATCTTCTCATTAAGAGCTGCACTTTCCCCTGTTTTAGTTGTAAGTTCATCTTGGTCTACAGCAGTGAAACCAAAATCGAAATTATCTGCCATTACTTCTTACCTTTACTTCTTTTTATTTTTTCTCTTGCATCAATAACTGGTTCAGAAGTTTCATTACCTTCAACTTTACCACCATCAAGTGATTCAGTTTGTTGTTCTGCAACTTGTTGTCTTAACTGAGCTTGAGTTTGACTTTCTGCAATTAGTATTTCTCTCAATCTTCCGATTGTAGAAAACTCTTCTGCTTTGAAAGTTCCCCTACTAGCACATGTATCGATTACTGCAACCATTTGTGCAAGTTCTTTTAAACCTAGAATCCTAGTTTGAATTAAATCAACTTGTTCTATCTGATTTTCCATAATATCTCCATACTATATTTGTTCCAACTAATCTAAAGGATTAGATGGAAATCTTTTGATTGTTACTGGGACATCACCTTCCTGTGTATCAATCTGTTTAATTACTGGTTCTTCCATGTTCCAATCACATGTAATATTTGTGCCTGGCACGAACCACTTCTTTGTTGTTCGATTGTAAATCATTTCATGAACTGTATCATCAAATGGGTCTACAATTTTCATCAACCCCATAACTGGGTCATAGTGACGAAGTTCTGCAATTCTTACTGCACCACTTTCGTTAGTGTAGTTGATTGCTCTTTCCTCATCAGTAAGTCCTAGTCTGTTGATTGCTTTTTCCATAGAAGTATTTATATCAATACTTACTTAGGACTCAATTCAAAACCAGCTAATTCACAAATTTCTTTGGTAACTGATTTGAAAGGCATAGTCTTTTCTTTAATTGCAAGTAAGAACTCAGCTTCTGATTTCTCAAGTGACCTTAAAGTATCTAAGAATATCTCCTCTCTTTTGGATTGTTTTGCTTGTGCAGTTCCACCCTCAACCCAATATTGCATTCTTTTGAATACACGAATGAATCTTTCTGGTGCAATATCATATGCACCTGCTGGTGTATCTGGGTCTCCAAGAACAAAACCATCTGGTAGACCATCTGGTAAAGTAAACTTAACTCTGTCATCAAATGCAGCTTTAAGTGCATACTTAACATCATTTCTACCAACAAACTGTTTTAAGATATCAACCTTTGATTGTTTACCTTTAGTTTCTTCAACCAATCCTAATATTTCAATAATACTTGGATTTCTTGGAAGGTCTTTAACAGTTTTAACTTTAGTATCAGGCCCATCAAGAACTTTCTTTTGAGTTTCCCCAAGAGGTTTTTCATACTTGGACATGACATCAGCTGCATCATCAACAGCAGAAGGTAATTCTTCTTTTGTTAAAACTGCATCTGCTTTTTGAAGAGAAACTTCTTGTTCTTTTTCTTGAACTAATTTCTCTATAGTTTTTTTATTGAGTGACCCTTTAGGTCTTCCTCTTCCTCTTTTTGCCATAATTAAAAGTCTCCAATACTTTCTTGTAAATCCATCAATCTGTTATTGATAAAGTATGTTAGTAATCCACCTCTTGGTGCAACTACAACATTATCAAACTCTTGAAGAATTTGTTCTTTGTATTTACTAGGTATATAGGACAAATCTATAAGACTCCTATTCCTAGATAAATTCCTGTCTATCTCACTGTCATTCATGACGAGAGGGTCTTTGATAGTGTCTCTTTTCTTCTTAGACAAAGGTCTCTGTCTCAACCCAGACACAAATACATTATCTTGAGATAAACAGTTAGGAACACCATCCCCAGTATCACCACTAATTATGTGGTCATTGAGATACTCCAAAGCTTGTTCCTGTGTTAGTTTAATATCTTTCTTTGTGATAGGTGAGAACTGTCTAACCTTACTGTATCTCTGTAATTGTTGAAAGTCTTTATCTCCACTGATAATCATAATGTTTTCAGTGTCACCATACTTTTCACAAAGTGTCCCTATTATATCATCTGCTTCACATTTTGATATGTAGATATATTTATAAGGAAAATTATACTTTAATTCTTCTCTGATTACAGATATACAATCGAATATTTGATTCCAATCTTTGGTATCTTTATCTCTAGTTTTTTTACGATTTGCCTTGTAGTATGGGAATACATCTTTTCTCCAAACATTGTAAGAATCGTCTGCAAGGACTAACTCTCCATATTTGTTTTTGTATTTCTTACGATACATTGCAAGTGATTTAAGTGCAATATGTCTTACTAGGTCTTCACTGATAGGTTCTTGTCCACCTCTGGTTGATGCCATTAGTGATGCAATTAGAACCTGTGTTAGGTCTACTATAATCATTCAGTTCTTAATAATATAATGTGTTCGTTTATTCTTCCAGTTGGTTTAGATGATTTTGTGTTTATTTCATCTAATACTTTACTTAATACTATTTTACCACCTTCTTGGATTCTGTCAAGGAAATGTTTTGTCCTGTTTCCAATCTTTTTAGTTGCACTGTATTTTCCAAAGTTTTGAATAGTTGTTCCTTTCACTCCAAGACCAGCTCTATCTTCTGATTCATATTTGGTAATCTCTTTGGTTTTAGTATTGAATGCCCATAGTTGTCCAGACCCTACAATTAACTCTGGATTAATTGATGTAAGATGATACTCTGTATCAGTTATCTTGTAGTTTAACTTTTTAGTTTGTTCCTGTGCAGAGTAAACTTTCTTTCTCCTAGTTTTTTTCTGACCCATTTTACCTTTTGCATACTTATCACATTCTTCTCTGATACCACAAACATATTTGTATGCATCCCTTAGTCCTTTTTTAGATAAGAATGAGTATGCTTCTTTTAGTTGTGGACATTTACCTTCAACTGCCTCTTCTAATTCTTTTTCTAGGTTATGGAAATTGTCTCCAACTTTTATTGCAACTGGGCCTGATACTTGTTCATCTGTTAGATATGCAAAGACATCGAATTTATTTTTAGGGTCATCAAAGTATAAATCTAATTGATATTCTATCTCACCAGCATATTCGTTTGCTTTGTTTAGAATTCTTTCTTGAATAGAGATAACTGGTTTCTTTTTCTTCTCTTCGTCTTTGATTGCTTTGAGAGAATCTATGTCTTTGATACATTTATCAACATGTTTTTCTATGAATGCAGTTGTAGATGGATTTAGTAAATCCCCTTCGAACATACAAGGAACTGACCTAGTTTGCATTCTTGCAAGGGCAGCTGCAGTTCTAGGGACATACTTAAGTCTCTTAACTCCTTTGATATATTTGTCTTCATAGTCCCTATCAGACATCCATGTTGATAACCATTCACCACATGATTTATTATCACTCATGTAGTTATACCAATTCATGCATCTTCCTTTGTCTCTTTCGTCCTCTGCATGAGGTTCTACACCATAATAGATTTCATCAAGAGATTTTTGTTTTCTCTTACTCATGTTAATTACTTATAAAAAACAAATTTTTAAGTGTTATCTCCCTCAGTATAAGTAGTTCTCTGTTTATCAAACTGACCTTTACCTGTAAGTGGTTGTTTCTGAAAAGGAAACGCATCTTCTCTTCTCTCAGGCAAGTTATCTATGTGATTTTTAATTCTTTTTCTTTTCTTCTCTTCTGCAATTATGATTGTAGTTCCAATTGCAAAAATTCCAGAAGCAAGAAGTAAAAGAACTTTTAGTACTATTTCCCAATCCATTCTATATCCTCTTTTGGTATTACTTGATATGCACCTTTGTTGTACGCTGGTGCAACTGTAAACTTTTTAGACTCTTCTAACTTCCAACTGTTATCTACATTCTTTGTTGGTCTTGCATTGACACCTAAAGAAGGATATTTCTTCCTGTGGTCTTCTGATGCCTTCATCCTATCTAATTCTGATTGACTTGGTTTGTGTGTTTTGTATGACATAGTATGACACTTTTTCTTTGTAGAAAGACTTTTGGTCTTTCTTTTACGACCTGTCATGTCATACCTTAAACTGTTTCCTAAATTTATTGTACCCATAATGTAACTAAGTTCCTCAGTAAGAAAAATAATCCTACTGTATTTAACATAATCAAGGCTCTATCTTTCCATGCAATAGAGACACCTACCCAACCACTGATACCAATGATTGATAAAATCAAATCTACATTTTGTAATTCTGGAATCCCACGAATTGACATTGCACCTAATATAAATGCAGAAGATATCCACTTAAGATACCAATCCCATGTGTACTTTGGTGTTGCAGATTTAAATATTCTAGTAGAGTTTTTTAACTCTTCTTGAGTAAACTTACTAGACTGTTTCTTTGCTTTTTCTTTGAGACTCAGCAATTTGCTTTTTAAGTTCTTTTTCAAAATCTTTCCACTCCTTAAGTGTTTTGAATTCACTTTGGTATTTACCATATATTTTTAATCTTTGTTGTTGTTGAGGTTGACTCATCTTCCTTGTCCTCTATATTTTTTATAAGACCTCTTTTTTGATTTGTTCATGTGAGACATAGAAATTTTAGTTCTACGACTCCTACCACCTGTACCCTGTGATGTACATTTTTTTACACTTACATGTGTATTTGTAAATCCTCTAGTCTTTACTGCCATTATACTCCTGTTCTACCTCTCCAGAAAAAAGTGAAGTGACAACGATGATGGGGAAGGAGAGAGTAAACCCAATCACCAGCACCTCTAGGGGTTTTATATGAGAATCAGACTCAGACCCAATTTACAACTGCCATGAGTTGTCACTTCGAAACTATTAATAACCTTGAGTCATATGTGAATAACACTCTGGGTCACCCTCAGAGAGTTTCTTACCACATAGACAAAGACCATCATCATCTTGAGAATCAAGAGCTGCATCAACATGTGCTTGTTCTGACTCAGATAATGTCTCGTAATTTTTTATCATTTCTTGTAATGTCATAATTGTATTCTACTATAAGTTGTACCTATCTGTCAATACCCAATTCCTTCTGTGATTTTTTCATGGAGACCAAACTCAAGTTTCTTTGCCTCTCGTTCACTAGGATATCGACCCTCTAAAAATTGTTTACAATGTACCATTTCATGTGCAAGAGTTTGATACATATCATCGTCCTCTTTGGTTAGTTCTATGGTGACAGATTCTTTATCACCATAACAATAACCTATTGCATAATCATAGTCTTTTGGAAACTTGTTGTAAAGAAGAACCTCTATGTCTGCATCAACAATTTTCAATTGTCGACATGCCTCTACAACATAATTGTAGATAAGTTGTTCATCTTCTATTCTTACACGACCCCCTCTAGGGCCTGAGATTGTAACCTCAATCATTCCAATTGTACTCTGGTGTGACTTGTCCATTTACAATTTCTTGTATAAAATCGACAGCTTCATATGAATTACCACCAATGTGCCAGTCATATTCACCTATTGGAGTACTACCACCAGTTTTCCAATTGTAAACTGTAGCTTTAATGTACTCCCAATCTTTTTCGCCCCATTGGTCAGTATAAAATACTTTACCATCTAGAACCCATTCAGTCTGGGTTTTTTCATAAGGGTCTCCTGTAGAAAAAGTTGGTTTACCAAAAAGATTTTCTAATGTACTATATGTTGCATTAACTGTTCCTTGCAAACTAGTACCATTTACTAGACTAAAATCATTTGCAACTTCATATTCAATATTCTCTGATAAAATATCTATTAACATTCTGCTAACTCCTCAAACATTTGTTCTACTAAAACACTTCTTGCAAACTCACCTATGTCTGCACCGAATCCTTCACCACCAGTGAATTTGGATACTCTTGAGACATTTGCACCATTCAATTTAGAAACCACTTCTATAGTTCCTAATTCTGCAACTTCTTCTGCAAGTCTTTCTTTTATTACTTCGTTTACTTGATTTGACATATTACTCCTTTATTACAGAAGTAGTATAACAAAAGATGTACCCATGTGTCAAATATGGTGGAGCTGATAGGAATCGAACCTACGACCTTCTGGATGCAAACCAGACGCTCTCCCAACTGAGCTACAGCCCCTCACTATATTTGAAATTGATATCACTATGATGTTGCTCATCTGCTCTGACCTTTTTGATTAGGTCTGAAAGCTTTGCACTTTTCTTCATCCCATAATAATCTATTGCAAGTTGTGGTGCTGGGATGTTCTCTACTTCACCACTTTCTACCATCTTAAGGTATTCTGTATATGACTTTACTGCTTCTTCTTCAAAGTAATGTATCATTCTATGTGCAGTCTTGGGAAAGAACACATACAGTATAAAATAAAATATCCAAAAGATTGCCTGTGCAAATAACACTAACCATCTTTCAAATACATTTGGTTTGGTAATTTCTATGAAAAACATAAGATGCATTCTTTCATTCTCTGCCTCTGCAAGAAGTTCTCTTATCATAGGGCCATACCCTGTTTTCATTTGTCTAAGACTTGTTAGATGCATCCACATACCAGCAACCATGCCAGGCACACCAGCAACTGTTTCTAGGACAACTGCACGATGTCCATACCTTTTTGCAAAAAATGTATCTGCAACAAAACGAAAGAACTTCGTCATTGACATTGCAAACCAATCTGATACTTTATTCATCCTTATGCATTTTAATGAATGCCTCTGCATCTATAACCACTAATGGTTTATGATGATTTTTTTTAATTACGACTATGGGTTCATAGTCCCCAGAATTCTCTAGTGCTTGTTTGTAGGACTCCCAGACATTGACTCGTTCTTGATTTTTACATTCAATTGAGTAAGGAAATTTCTTCCTTGCAGCTCTTGCCATAATGAGGTCTTCACCAGAAGCACCCATAGACCTACTTTCAACATCTTCTTCATGAATTTCTAATTCCTCAATGAGTCTCTCACGAGTCCATTTTTGTAAATTTCTCCCTTTTGCTTTAGCAGATTGTACCTTCATTCACTTTTTCCCATGATATAATTGTATCCCACTCAATGTCATCCCACTTTGAGTTCTCAACATCCCAAACTACAACTTTATTACTTTGTATACTTTGTTTTGCTGAATGTCCTTTATAAAGTCCAGTTATATTTCTACCAGAATTTAAAGACCTAAAATCTATTTTTACTGTAGATGTTTTCAGTGCATCTAATATTACTTCTCTATTCATCGAAGTCTAACTCCTCGTTCATATCAAAATCATCTTCTATTTTTAATTCTGAACCACAAAATGGACAAAATTTAACTTCATATCCATCACCCAATTCATGTTCTATATCACCTTCTGCACCACACTCTAAACAATAAAACGACTCCACGAAATCTGGGTCTTGCATGATTGATTCTCCTTATTTTTCGTTCCAATCTTTATTATGCCAAGCATATAGTTGGTCATAACCACCTATATTTTCACCATCCACTCTTATCTGAGGGAAAGTTCTTGCGCCTGGGAATTGTTCAAATAACTCTTCCCTAGTAAAATCTACATCCAATTGTTTGTAGACAAATTCGTATCCTTCTCGTTCACAAAGTTGTTTTGCTTTGTCACAATAAGGACATACTGGTTTTCCATATATTTCTATCACTTCATAGTCTCCTGTATAAATTCACCTAATAGTTCTATATCACTATCTGACAACATTGCAGCTTGTCCCCACATAGTTTGAGACATTGCACCTATTGTTTCTCTATTCTTGTAGGATATTAATCTTCCTACAATATAATCTGAACTCTGACCTGCTAATCTTGGGAATGTTGCAATACCTTGTCCCTCTTGACCATGACAAGCTGCACATCCAGCCCACAATGGTTTGATAGAAGAAAATGGGTCACCAGCAGCTGCAAGTTGTTTTGCCTGTAGTTGTTCTACTACTGAACCATGTGTTCTTACATATTCCTCATAACACTCACCTGTACATGTATGAGCACTCTGATAACCTGTATACTCAAGGTTAGGATATATCATTGTTGAAAAAAATATTCCAAATGCAAATATACCTACCAAAACCATTCCTAATTCCTTCATAATTTAAATCCCTCAAATGTATTTTCTTTTATATCTTGTTTAATACCACCGATGACATAAGATTCAATCTCTGTCTCCTGTGGTGCATTCTGTTGTCCTCTAGATGATAACCAGTGTTGTGTCCATGGTAATGGGTTGGTTCTACTTGAGATATCATATATAGGGTTCAAACCAATTGCACGAAGTCGTCTATTTGCAATATACTCTACATACTGACTTAACAATGCAGTTGATAATCCTAACATACTACCATATTTAAATAGATACTCTGCCCAATCTTTTTCTTCTGTAACTGCATCTTCATACATCTTGTAAACATCTGGTTCACAATCTTTCATAACTTTTAACATTACTTTATCTTTTTCTTCTTTTTGATAACATTTTAAAATGTGTTGTGATATTGCAAGATGTTGTGCTTCGTCTCTTGCAATCAGACTAATAATCTTTGCAGAACCTTCCATTTTTTTCATTTCTCCAAATGCAAAAGTACATGCAAATGATACAAAGAAACGAATACCTTCAAGTATGTTAATACTAATTAGTGCAAGATATAATCTTTTCTTAAGTTCATATTCATCTTTTTCGTATCCTAAACTATATCTCTGTGCATAGTCTATGAACTCATCATATCTTTTTGTGACTGACTCTGCTCTTGCAATGATTTTCTCATCATCTAGAATTGTATCAAATACCTTTGATGGGTCTGAATACAAATTCTTTATCATGTAAGTGTAGGAACGACTATGGATAGTTTCCATAAAGTCCCATGCAATGATACATCCTTCTAACTCTGGAAGAGTACAGAAGGGTAACAATGCAGTAGCAGGGCCTCTACCTTGAACTGAGTCTAATAGTGTTTGATACTTTAGATTACTAGTAAAGATATGTTTATGTGCTTTACTTAGTTCATTGTAGTCGTTCCTATCTTTTTGAAGAGAAACTTCTTCTGGTCTCCAGAAATACCCAAGTTGTCTTTGTGTGAGTTTGTCGAAAATCGGATATTTAAAATCGTCATATCGTTGGGTATTAAGTTCCTCTCCAAAGAAGATTGGATTCTTTAAAAAATTTACTTTGTTTCTATTAAATACTTTACTCATATTTCTCGTATCCTTTACCACATGGTTTACCTGTGATAGGGTCTGTTATTGCAGAATTTCCATATCTCCAATATTGTTCTGCATATTGTATATCTGAATTTGCCTTTGCCCATTCTCTACCTGCTTTTTGTCCTGTTCCATGATATATCGATGGTCTACCATCATATTTTAATATGGGAAAATCTCTATACATTGGGCCATCTTTATGCAGATAGTGTATAAAAATTTGTCTTGCATTATCACCAGCAAGTCTTTCTCTCCAATGTATTACATTACTTCCTTGATAAAATAATGCATCGCCTGGTTCTAGATTTACTGGTATACAGTTTTCCCTCTCATCAAAAGGACTTCCCATTGTTAAATCCCATGATGTATCATTATCCATTCCACAATAGTTTATATCGTTACGAACCCATATTGTCCATGTTTTATTATTATCTGTATCATATGATATTGGAAAGGTTGCACTAATTTCACATGATGGTCTATCAGTGTGACTTAATAACCTTGCATGTCTATCATATGTTCTTCCATAAGAATATGTTGGAACTAATCTAATACCAAATAGGTCTTCTATTTTCTTCTGATACATTAAGAGAATAGTTTCTCCATAGTTAGGAAAAGGCATTCCTTTACTAACCCATGTATCTAGTCCTTTCCCTCTATCGTCAAAATTTTGACCTATAATATGTTCTTCACGATAGTATTGTTTTCTATGTTCTTGGAACTTAAACATATGTTCAGTCCAATTAATGTGAGACTGACTAAAGAAGTCTCTTGCAACAAAAAATCTATTCTTTGCAAACGAATAACCTTCCTTGGTTATTTCTGGTGCATCCTCTGGATGGTCTGTTTCTGGGTTGAAGATTTCGTTCCTTCTTTCAACTGATAGATTATAGTTTCTTAGAATTCTTTCTTGAATTTGTTTTACACTTTCAAGATGTTGTTCTTTTCTTTGTTGTTTTTCTTCTTTACTCTTTCTTGCAAATTCTAAATGGCGCATGCGTCACATTCCTCATCATCTAATTCTTCCTGTACTGGAAGTGGTTCGTCTTTTACTTCGACAACCTCATCTGTCTTCATATCATATGTATTTTGGTAATAAGAAGTCTTCCATCCATATTTATAAGTTTTAAGAAGGTCTGTTGCCATCTCAGAGATAGGAACTTCGTTATTTTCATAGTTTTCTGGGTTATAAGACCAGTTACCACTAATACCTTGGTCAAAGAATTTCTGCATAACAGAAACTACTTTGATATACCCATCATTGTCTTGCATATCCCATAATAATGTATAGAAGTTCTGCAACATTTGATATGATGGAACAACTTGTTTTAGAGGCCCTTTCTTAGACTTTTTAATAGTAATATAGTCTCTAGGTGGTTCTATACCATTTGTCTCGTTAGAAACGACGCTAGAGGACTCTGAGGGCATCTGTGCAGACAGTGTACTATGTCTTAGTCCAAAACTCTCTATTGACTTTCTTAATTTATCCCAGTTCTCTTTATATACTGGTTTTGCAATTTCGTCAACATCTTTTTTATATGTATCAATAGGTAGTTTACCTTCTGCATATTTTGTTCTATCAAACCACTCACATTTACCTTTTTCTTTTGCAAGTTTGTTTGATGCTTTCAATAAGTTATATTGGAAACTTTCTGTAAGTTCATGCACTAATTTATGTGCTTCTGCATCACCATATTTAACTTTGTTCTTTGCAAGAAAATGTGCAAGTCCAATATATCCAATACCCAAACTCCTTCTTGCCTTTGTTGATATCTCTGCAGCTCTTACTGGATATCTTTGATAATCAATTAGTTCATCTAATCCACGAACTGATAATTGACATAACTCTGGTAGTTCTTCTAGTTTAATTGCACCTACATTGATTGCAGATAGTATACAAAGTGCAATCTCACCTTCTTCATCATCTGGATGACTGATAGGTGTTGTTGGTAAAGTAATTTCTTGACATAAGTTGCTCATGTTCACTTTGTCAAGAAAACTACTATGACTATTACTATGGTCTATATTCATAATATAGATTCTTCCTGTTTCTGCTCTTTCTTTGAGCATGTCCATAAACAGTGTTCTTGCACTTACTTTCTTTTTAGGGATAGAATAAGCTCTCTCGTACTTTTCGTATAGTTCATCAAACTTATCTGTGCCAAATGCATCGTACAAATCAGGCACATCGTGAGGAGAAAACAAAGTGATATCCTCGTCTTTAATAAATCTTTCATAAAATAATTTAGATAACTGAATCGAATAGTCTAACTTTCTGACTCTATTATCTTCTGTTCCTTTGTTATTTTTGAGAACAAGTATGTCTTCAATCTCTTGATGCCAGATTGGGAAATGGACAGTAGCTGACCCACCCCTAACACCATTTTGTGTACAACATCTGACTGTTGATTCAAATTTCTTGAGGAAAGGTATAACTCCTGTGTGCTGTACTTCTCCACCACGAATTTTAGAGTTGATTCCACGAATCCTACCAGCATTAATACCAATTCCAGCCCTCTGTGCAACATACCTACCGATAGCCATATCACTAGAAAAAATACTTGGCAAAGTGTCATCACTGTCCACCAAAACACAACTAGCAAACTGTCGAAGAGGAGTTCTAACCCCCGCCATAACTGGGGTTGGTATGTTGATTTTAAATTGACTAATCGCGTCATAATATCTTTTAACATAATTTAACCTCGTTTCTTTAGGATAGTCCTTAAATAGGACTGCACTAATCAAAATGTACATAAACTGTGGAGACTCATACAGTTTACCAGTTGACCTGTCCTGTACAAGATATTTATCCACTACCTGTCGAAGACCTGCGTATGCAAACATCAAGTCTCGATTATGATTCAGATATGAGTTTAATTTACTCCATTCATCATCGTCATAATAACCTATCAATTCTTTGTCATAAACACCTAGTTCTATATTTCTTTCTACTATCTCTTTTAATGGTGGATAGATTTTACTATCTTTCCACTTGGTGTTAAAGACATCTTTACGAATTGCAAACAATAATAATCTTGCAGCTACATATTGATAATTTGGTGTATCCAATGATATCAAATCAGATGCAGATTTTATTAATGTGTCTTGAATTTCTTGAGTTGTGACTCCATCATAAAAAGATAAGTTTGCACTCATTTCAACCTGTGATGCAGAAACCCCATTGATACCATCTGTGGCAGCTTCTACCATTTTATGAATTTTATCTAAATTTAAATTCTCTTTTGACCCATCCCTTTTTATGATACTTAATCCATTACCATTCACTATACTTTACTCCAGTTATTAATTGCAAGGGATAATTCTAAACCTTGTCTTGTATTCTCGTCTATCACATCTTTGACTTTGATGTTTTTCATCCACATGTCATTGATATCTTTTTCTTTTATTGTCTCAGGCCATATACAAACTTTGTATCCAAGCTCTGACATACTTTTCATCTTCTTGATGATTTCTTTATTCCTAGGTTCATTATCAAAGATAAGAGTAGAATTACTCTTACTAATTTCGTTTGTTACCTTGGAGAAGTCTGAACCTGCGACTGCAATGCAGTTGTCCAGAAATAAAGAGTCAATTGGCCCTTCAACAACATAAAGAGGTTTGTTGAAATCAACTTTGTCGAGATTGAAAATAAGTGGTTTTTCTTCATCGAATCGTAGTGTTAAATATCTCAGTTGTGAATCATTTAATGCCCTACCTGTAAGTCCTATGAGATTTTTCTGTCTATCATAGAAGGGTAGAACTAGTCTTGGGTCATTTCCTAAAACTCTCTTATTATACTTATAATTTATTGAACTTAGACTTTGTGCAGACTCAACAAAGTAAAAATCATCCCACCACTTCTTTGGTATTTCTCTTCTAGTTAGATAGTCAACACATAACTGACTTTCAGTTGCCCTAGGATATTTACCAAGTGGGTTCTCTTTAAACTTTGGTGGTTCAAAAGTAAAGTTCTGTTGTGCAACTGGTCTGGTATCATTCTTTTTACCGAATCTTTCCATGACCCATTGTTTATACAACATTTCATCGTGGTCTTTGAGAAAAATACCTACATTGGTTGAATGTCCACAATTATGACATTTATAGACATAGGTATCCTTATGCACAAAGTGATAACCTCGTGCTTTTAACTGGTTTTTAGAACTATCTCCACAATATGGACATGAATGGTTAAGAACTTTATCGTCCTTCCATTTCACATTACGAAATTTAGGGGATACCAGTTTAAGGTATTTTTTATCAATCCACAAAGACATATACCTATAATACTATATAATTGGTATTTGTCAAGGTAATATTCGTTCTCTCTTACGAATATCTAGACATTGGTTTTATTTTTTCTTAACGACTGCGGCTTGACCCTGTGAGGTAGAACCATCTGGGTTCTTGATGGTGACATTTCTGTAGTAAACTACCACTTCTTGTACTTCACGAATGTATCTTCGTAGTTCTTGCATGTTGTATGCAAGGAGTTCATAATCACTGACCGAGAATGCAACAAAGACGACATCACCATTGTTCATCTTCTTCATATCATCCATAAATCTATCAAGATATGTGTAATCTTCTGGCCAATCTGGGTTTTCTTTACCCAAATCACATACCCATTTACCATCTATTTTGGTTCTAGGTCTTTTACCTTCTTCATTTTTTACACATGGATTTGCAATCTTAGCTTCAGATACCACATAAAACTTAGGTTCTTTCAAATCAATGTTCCTAGGCATCGTAGGTTGAATGATATCTATTTCTAATGGTTTACTGACTATATCTATCTTCTTGTTAGGTATTAACGAACAACCACTAATTGTTAGGGTTGATATCAGAAGAAGGGTCGTCCAGTGAGTCCAATTCTTTACTGTCATTTTCTATACTCTCAAAAACTTGTGCAGTACCATCATTGATTCTTTTTTCAATCATTCCTGGCTTTGCAATTGCAAGTTGGTTTAAATTATGTCTTCTAAAAATGTCGAGATATGAGTTCATCTCTTGTTCTATTTGTGCATTTCTTGATGCAAGATTATTTAGAGCTTTACCTTGTTTTTCAAAGTTCTCTTTCATTACATTCATTGCAGCTTGTTGTTCTGCAACTGCACCTTCAAGTGCAAGATTATTTGCACTCAAAACTTGATTTTGGTTATAAAGATAGTAAGAACCTAATCCCAGTACCAATATAATTCCAATTAACATTTGTTGCATTACGAATTATCCTTAATGTATTGTTTTACATCACCTACAGTAAGTAATGTCTCTGCATCTTCATCTGGTATCTCAATGTCAAATTGATTTTCAATTTGCATTACTAACTCAACTATGTGTAATGAGTCTGCACCTAAATCATCTACTATCTTACTGTCATCATTTATTGTTGATGCATCTATGTGTAAGTGGTCTGCAATTAATTGTTCTATCATTTTTATAACTCCTTTATTATATAGTTCAATCCAGCTGCACTTCTATATTCTACAACCTCATTGTCCTCAGTTGTAAACTTTAAGTGTTTTTCTTTTTGTACTGAAATCTTTTTCACTATATAACTTTTATCGTCTGCATCACCCCATTCTTT